GTAATTTTCTACTGTTTGTGTTCGCTTGAGCTATAGTGGTTTGAGAAAAGATGTAGTCCTTGGAAAATATATAATCCAAAGCCATTTCATCTTTGTCCTCGGGCACTACACCTCGAACGTGCACGGCGTTGTCGGGTATCATACTAAGACTCTGAGATTCTTCAGGGCCTTCGCCGTTCATCATGTAACGCGCTGGTGTATGAATAAATGGAACTGCTGTCTCAGTGATCAAAGGTTTTGACCAGCCAAAGACAGCAGATAGTCCACTCATACATCGAGCGATCCATGATACGACGGTTGCCCCCAGGGAAAGACCAGGAATTCCTAAAGATCCAATAGCTCCAGTTGCTTCAGCAACGACGGTGCTTATCTTCTCGACAGGTCCCTTCTTCTTCTCCGCGGGCATCTTAGTACGATTATCCGACTGCGCATATCTAGTGTTGGTAGAGAGTCCACGAGACGTGGGTACCGATAACTCGATGTCTTCGAAATTGGCAGATACTGTGTACGTAACAGTCTCAGCATCTGTTGCTCCTTTAACCGGAACGACAACATAAATCCTCATGGAACCAAAAGGATTTGTGTCATCGCCCAAGTTATAAGAGTCGAAAACACTAGCAAACGGTACCTTAATCTCCGCCTCGGAGGTCTCTCTCAAATCTAACTTTACATGTGGAAAGGTTGACAACGATGGTAGACACTCATTTGCCTGCGACCTGAATCTAGTAGTATAATAGCTATATGGGGTGTACACCAGCATCAACTGACCCTGTTGGAACGGGGTCGAGTTGACGCGGACAGTAACACGTACATTAGCTCGCATATACTGATAGTTATTCAGCTTTTCTCTTACCTGCCGTGAGCTTGAGATGATAGATTCCGGGAACAAAAATTCGTCCTTGTAATGTATCGTCCCAACTTCATAGTCGGTAAAAAGAACATGCATTGGTACAGCAGGGTCAGTCGTGGTCCACGTTGATTGTTTTAGGACAACAGGTCTCTCTAGGATTCTTTTGAGATGGTATTGTCCCCACACGTTAGATGCTTCCTGGTATGATGTAGCAGGAACCTCCACTACTCGCGGGGGCTCCTCGATAAATGTAACTACGTCTTCGGTATTTTGTATTTCGTTAGATTGGTTAGCGACACGATTGTTTTTATGGTTGAGTGTGTTAAACGGCACCAACCCCGGGATATTTGTATAACCGCCTCCATGCTAAATAACACGGCGGTGTCAAAGTCGGTAAGATCGTCACGCTAGGGTTTTGGGGTTTCACCTAGCGACCGCAGTACCTCAGATATTCAGATACTACTCACTGTATTGGAGAAGTAACGCTCTTCAAGAATAGTGGCCATTAGTGCTTCTGCCTGAGACAGGGGCACATAATGAACACCACTTGTGTTAGCGGCTTCACGTATTTTCTGTGAATAGTAGTTAAATATCTGTGGGGGAAAGAGTGCTAGCTCAAGGGTTGCTGCACGTATGTTTTCCAAAGTAGCATTATATGTGTCCTTTCCACGTACCCAATTCGTCATATTAATGACATTCTCCAGGGGTAGTGGACCCTCGACCCATCCGGTGACGGGGCGAGTGACAAATGCTCTCTTCAGATAACGCACGTCCTGCAATGTTTTAAACGTACACAACTCTCCAGTCTTGGCTTCATCGGTATAATCTAAACCGATAAGGGCCAAGGCCTCAGACACGCTCTGTTGGTTATACCATTCCGCCCAATCAGCCACATTCAACACATTATCATCACCATAGCACTGCAAAGATACAGCACTAGTGAATCCAACATGTGTCATCTGGTTGACTTGGGCAAGGTGGTAAAACGCAATGCGCA